AATCTCTTTAGAGACCATGTACAGAAACGAAGCGGTATTACCTTACCATCAGAAAGTGATAGGTTAAATTGTCCTCTCATATATTTTGGTTTTTAGTTTATGCGTTGGTAGTCATCACTAATGCTCCAGTACCAGTAAATGATGCAGAGAATGTAGCTGGAGATTCCATGTCACCAGTAAAGTCTAAAGACTCAACTTGTGCAGTTCCAGTCCAAATCTTGTCACCACTAACAAAAGTAGAGAAAGTCAAAGTAACATCAGTTCTTGAGCTGATAGAAGAGAATAAATCTTCTACGTTGATTAAAGCAGCAGAAGCCTCGATAACTGCTAAACCATCTGTTGATACTGACCAAGAACGTTGTCCTTGAATTTGAGCTGCCCATCCACCGCTATCTTTTGTAGAAGCGTCTGGTAAGTCTGTGCTTACGCTTAATGAACAAGATGTAGAGTGAGCAAATGCTACTCCACCTAACTTTACTACAAGTAAAGTACCGTTAAAAATCCCTGTGGTTGCCATATTATGTTTTTTTTATATGTTTAAAATCCTATTAATTAATTATGTTATTTGAGTTACATAGTGATTTACTACTATGATTCTTCTAAAAATATACGCTTGTTCTACATAGTCAAAAGTAGCCTGGTTTGATGCCATATTCCTAGTGACTATGTTAAAGTTGGGACCTGCATTTGGGTAGTTGGCTGGTGCGGTTCCAATAATCTCTAAAAGAGCATTAGCCCACTCATCAACCGATTTTTGCCCTACTTCCCCAGACTTGAAGGTTCTGTAGATAATGTCAAACTGTATGCTTACATCAAAGTTATAGCTTGTTTTGTCGCTAGTCTCTGTTGATGTCTGACTACTTATCAATAAGAAAGGAGGCTCTGAACCATCTGGAGCTATAGTATCATATACTGATAGCTCAAATGCAGCACCTATTATCTTATCGAAATAAGCCTTTCGTATGGCATATCCGCAGTCTTTCATTATCCTTCTACCTCTACTTCTTTAACATCCGTTTGTTGGCCATTTTGAGCCTCATTTAGCTTACCAAAGAACTGAATCAATGGTAAACCATACTTTGTAGGCATCTCTTGGAAAAAGGCGTCTAATTGCTTAATTTCTGCTTCTAATAGTGTAATTGTCATATTTGGTTATTTTTTACAAATTTAGGTAAAATTATTTAGCTGCAATCATTGCTCTTAATTCTTCTATTTGTGCTTGTTGTTCTTGAATAGCTTTGGCTAAATATGCAATTATTGCTCTATCATTTATGCCAAAATATTCATTTTCTTTTGGAGTATTTGCTGCTTCTTCTCCTAATGCCTCATTAACCTCTTGTGCATAAAATCCTAATTGTCTTAAATCAGTTGGCAAACCACTTTCTTCTTTCCAAAGGAAATATCTAGGTTTTAATTTTAATACCTTATCTAATGCTGAATCTAAATATCCATCTTCTATTTTTAGATTCATATCAGAAACAACAGATAATACACCAGAAGTAGCATAAACTGTTCCAGTTGCTAAATAATCAATAGTAAGAGATGAGCAACCGATAGTTAATGGTGAAGCTGATACGGATACTCTATTTGCACTTTGAAAATAACTTCTATTTGCATCAGTTGACATTTCTAAATGCACATTACTTGTAGTAGCACCATCACCTTCTATACAAAACCTACCATTATAAGTTCCTGTTGTAATTCCGATGCCTACAGTACCATTACTTTTAATAGCCATCTTTATTGAACCATTATACCAAAAATCTAAACCATTAGAAGCGTTTAATTGTTGATACCATAATTGACTTGATGCAGCATTAGACAATAAAAAATAAGCACCACTACCTTGTGTATTAGAACCATTTTTTGATACATAAATTCCAGAAGTTGAACCTAACTCTGCTGCCGTTACACCACTTGTAAATGTAGCTGCACCTGTTGAGGCTATTGTTAATGCAGTTGTACCATTATTTTTTAAAAGAACAGTATTACCATCTATAGTAGTTGATTGGTTACCACTAAATATTGCTACAGGTAAAGAAACACTTGTTGTTCTATTATAACCTGTTAATGTTGCAACACCACCTGTTACACCAATCTCTAAAGCATTTCCTTGATAACCTGCTCCTGTTGCCCAACCTCCAAATCTACCTTGACTCCCCGAACTTGTTACTTCTGTACTAAACGTAGCACTTGTACCACTTAAAGCACCATTTAATGTCATTGCACCATTAAAGTAGTTATTGGTAATTGAAGAGTTACCTATTGTAACTGTGTTGCTACCATTACCTATTGCATTGTAACCTATTACAATTTCATTTGTTCCAGCATCTACTTTTGCTTTTGAATCTCTACCTATAAATACACCATTTGATGCTGTGGTATTAGGAGTAGAACCATTTGTAATATGAGAACCAGCATTATATCCTAAGGCAGTATTTGAAGAACCGCTTGTATTATGTTGAAAACTATCTAAACCTAAGGCTACGTTACTTGTACCAGTTGTTGTATTCAATAATGCGTTAACACCGATAGCAGTATTTAAACCACCAGTAGTGTTAGAGAATAATGAAGATTGACCTAATGAGGTATTGTAAGTAGCAGTTGTACTATTTCTACCAGATTGATAACCTACTGCAGTATTAAAATTACCAGTTGTAATATTTAATAATGTTTGATAACCTAAAGCAGTATTATTAGAAAGTGCATTAGTGCCCTTGCCAATCGTTAATGTTTGAACAGTTAAATCATAAGCACCTAAGTTAACCGCACCAGTTGCACCAGTATAAGGTACATAAGTACTTGCAGCAGTTGCTGTGCTTAATTTATTATTAAATGTGTTAAAATCAGTAGAACTTAAATAACCATTTGTAGCACCTCCAGCTTGAGATATAGAAACTACTCCAGAAGCAACACTTATTGGTGCAGTTCCAGAAATAGCAGCTTGTGCTCTTGCTGTAGTGAAATATTGATTAGTCCCTTCCGCAATATCTGTAGTTGTTAAAACAACAGTTCCAGCAAATCCGTTTACCGTTGTAACTGGGAAAGTAATGTTTGTATTAGAAGCACTTGTAATTCTTCCTTTGCCATCTATAGCGATTGTAGGCACAGCAGTAGAAGTTCCGTAAGTTGTTGCAGTAACACCAGTATTAGCTAATGTTAAAGCAGATGTTACGTTTGCACTACCATCAAAACTTACTGACCATACAGCGTCACCACTTGCAGCTATTGTTCTTGCAGTAGAAAGTGCATTTGCAGCGTTTGCAGTACCAGCTAAGTTACCTTCAAAGTTGGCAACTAAAGTGCCAATAGTATATCCTACACCAGTAGTGTTAACTACGTTAGTAGGTTCATCTACTAAGCCAGTAAAGAATTTAAACTTACCAGCATCAGAAGCATCTCTAAATAAACCAGTAAACTCTACACGAGTTTGAGGAGTATCGTAATATCTTCCATAATATCCTATGTCTACAGCATCTGTAGTATTGTTATCATTTGCAACCTCAAACAATGGGTCTTTAGCCGATATTGATTGAGTGTTTACATAAGTTGCAGTACCATTGATAGTTAAGTTACCACTTACAACTAAGTTGTTTGGCATTGTAACGTCATTGGTAAATGCAATAGTTGTTGTATTACCAGCAGTCGTAGCTAATATTTGATTAGCAGTTCCGTTAATTGTTGTTATACCTAAGTCAGTCCAAGTAGCTGAAACCACGTTTGCATCTTGCTGAGTTAGTGATAAAGTCTTAGTAGTAGTTCCACTTACTGCAGCAGATACGATAGAACGATTGTAAGCTGTATCGTATTGACCCAATTTAACCGTAGTAGGAATAGCATATCCAGCAGTTAAACTAAATACACCGCTATTGTTAGCGTAACTTAAACCAGTAGCTGATGATGACAATGCAAGTCTTGCACGAGTATCTGTATAGTATAAATTTGAGCCTTCTGCTAAATCCGTTGTTGTCTTTGCAGCTAAAGCACTATTAAATCTTGCTTGTGTATAGTAAAGGTTTGAACCTTCAGCTAAATTAGTTGTGCTCTTATTGCTAAAAGCAGTATCAAATCTTGCTTGAGTGTAATATAGGTTTGTACCCTCTGCTAAGTTAGTTGTACTTGAAGCAGCTAAATTAGTTGTAAAATTAGAGTTACCTCTTGCCTCTGTCCAATATAAGTTAGTTCCTTCAGCAATATTTGTTGTAGTCAAAGTAACTGTACCACCTAATGATACGCTTTGACCATTGATAGTAATTGAACTATTGGTTAAACTTGCGTTTGGTATAGCAGCTAAGTTAAATACCCCAGTTGCGTTATCGTAAGCAATACCAGTTCCTCCAGTTACGCTTAAAGCAGTTCTTGCTCTTGCGTTAGTAAAGTACAAATTTGAACCTTCTGGTAAATTGGTAGTAGTTTTAGTTGCAAAATTAGTTGCAAAGTTTGCATCACCTCTTGCGGTTGTAAAGTAAAGATTAGTTCCCTCAGTTAAGTTTGTTGTAGTTTTTGCAGCGAAAGCTGAATCAAATCTACCTTGAGTATAGTATAAATTACTTCCTTCTGCTACAACACTTGTAGTTCCAGTAAAGTTACCAGTTAATGTCCTTGCTCCATCATTATAAGTCCAAGTAATACCAGTACCGTTTTGTATTAAACTTGCAACAGTATCATCAATTAAATCTTGTATCTGAATACCACCACCAGTAATAATCAAATCACCAGTAATAGTTAAATCTCCATGAATTGTAGCTGCTATTGTAGAAAGCGACAAAGCGGTATTTACACCAGCTCCATCTTGTACTCTTTGAGCAGTACCACTTACTCCTACATTATTAGCACCAATCTGTAATACTTGTCTATATGTATTTTTTACCGCTTTACCTTGAAGAGTAGCCATTATATTTTAATTTTTTTAATTTGATTAACCATTTTATATAGTTCTTCCGAAGCTGACAAGAATAAGAATGGTCTATGGGGCAAATTTACTACATTTCCTTTATTTCGCTTAAAAGTCTGTGCGTAGCCCTCAAGTTGATTCATATTTAGGTTTCTATAATATGGTATTTGAAAAGATGGTCCAGTACCAAACTCAACAAATGGAGAATAATAAATCCTTGAACCAACCTTTGCTCCAGTACTCATGTTATAAGGGATGCTATAAATAGAACCCTTTAATTTGTAAGTATCTCCGTAAGGAGCACGAGCCCTTGCGTTATTTTCAATGTTTAGTACACTTTGATTAATTATCTCTTGAACCTTTCTTGTAATTACATCGGGTGCCTCTTTTAGCCTTTTTGATAGGATATTAACACTATTGCTTTTATCTATTGAAAATGACATTATGTTGTTTCCCAGGTTGTACTAACATTCTCCCAGAAAGCAGTAATACTATCCCAAGTATCAACTCTCTTCAAAGTAGAACAAGTGATTCTTAAATAATTATTTTTGTCTAATTCATCAATAATACTACTAATTAGGTAGATATTACCATCATAGTAAATAGTAAGGTCATTAGAAATAGTAATGCTTTGAGCATCTCTAATCCTAAAAACAATACTATCTGACAAAGAGTCCTTACCAGCTATGTTTGTTTTATTTTGATTCTCTCTAAATATCTCAGCCCAGCAAGTATAGTAGTCTACATCTGTTAAGACTTGACCACCAGCTCCGTCTGACTCTGAAGTCTTAGATTGAAAAGTAATCCTATTTTTTAAGCTACTTATCATTATAATATTATGCTTACTCGTTTAAAAGGCTTCATTAATTCGTATGCAGATGCTATGTTAGCATTTGGCTTACTATCTTCTACAGAAGATTCTCTGTAATCGTATAAATCAGCAAGAATCTTGTATAAGGCTGTTTTCATTACTGCAGGGGTAGTTGCATAACCACAAGTATAGGTGAATCTAAACTCCATGTGAGTAAAAGAGTTCATATATAGCTTCTTATATGTAGTTCCTAAGATATTATACTCTGGTATAGTAATTTCTTCCCATGCGTTATTATCCCAATATTCTACCTTAGTGATATTGTTAAGTGGTGCGTATGGTAGTTCTATAAACTCATCCACATAAGCTACAACTTGTAAAGTACGAGCTGTCATAGCCACACCAGCATATTTCTCTAATCTAACCCTTGCTGCAACTATTAAAGAAGTAATTAAGTCGTTATCATCATCAAAGTCAACCTTTAGATAGTTCTTAGCTTCAGCCAATGTTATTGGTTCCGAAGCTGGTTCTACTGTGGTTGTGACATCCCTTATAATTTGCATAAACCGATATTTTTACAAAAATAACTAAAATATAGTAGACATAAAAAAGGAGGCAGTTTTTGGCTGCCCCCTTTATATTTGAGTTAATCTAAGATTAAGCTACATTACCGAAGTCACCATAAACAAACGCACTTGCGTAGTAGATAGGGAATGCGATTCTTGCCTCAACACGAACTGTAATCATGTTCTCAACAGCGTTGTTACCATCTTGGTCAAAGAATTGAACAGAGATACCATTACGTTGCATGATTTGAGCACCCATTGACCAGTCTCCTACTAAGAACTTATCAACAGTCATTGCTGTAGACTTGTAGATAGGAATACCAGCGATAGATAATTGACCATCAACTGTAACTACTGTAGAACCTGGTAAAGAGTATGCAGAACCAGAGTTTTTAGTGTTAACAATAGCAGCCCAATCTGTAGGGCTAATTAAGATACCAGTTGCAGAGTAGTTGCTAGTTTCAACTTGTGCAATAGCTTGTACTAATTGCTCAACGTCAACAGTTGCAGCTCCAGTTGCAGCAGCAGCATTAATAGTCAAACCAGTCAAGTTTACACCAGTACCAGCACCGAATAATAATTGGCTATCTTCAGCTACTAGATATTTTTCTAACAAACGAGATTGTAAGAAAGAAGTCATAGCAGGAACGTCATCTAACATTTGACGAGAGATTTTAACGTAACCAGCAATAACTTGAGCAGGAGCATTAACCATGCTAATATCAAAATCAACTTGTGCTTTAGCACTACCTTGAGTTTGGTTAGCTGGAGCACCTTCGCCACCAGTTTCTTGAGGGAAAGTAAATAATCCTTGAGAAATTGTACCTACTGGTAACAAACTTCTAACGTGGATTTTACGAGAAGGCAAACCATAAACTTGATTAGCATATTGACGAGGAATATCTCCAGTCAAGTTAACTGCTTCTGTCATGTTACCTACTGCTTTAGTGTCCATAATGAAAGAAGTATTCTTCATTTCACCACGACCTAATTTTGCGATGTTATCCGCATTTTTTTCAATTTGCTCACTCAAAGTGGCATTGAAACCTTTAAATTGATTTTCGTTCATTGTCTTACGATTGTTTTTTGCCTCTAATTTGTCTGCAGCATCTTTTACTACAGCAACTTGAGATTTTAATTCTTCTAATTCTGATTTTAAGCCATCTACCGCTACTGCGTTATCAGCTTTTAGTGTTTCGATAGCACCGTTTACTTCGGTTTTAACGCCTTCGAAAGCACTTTTAATTTCTTCTACCATTAGTTAAAAATTTTAAATGATTGTAAATATTTGCTTACCTCAATTTCAATGGAAACCATCGGGTCCTCTTCTTCTTCCAATGCCATCTCTGATTCACCTTCTGGTTGCAACTCAGTTGGTGCCTCTACTGGCGGTTGTTCTTCCGAAACGACTGATTCTTCATCTTCCATCTCTGCGAGATATTGTTGTAATTGTTTTAGCTTTAACTCTAACAAACCAAAAGTTTCATCTGTGTAGAAACCATTTCTCAAAGACTTAATAGTTTTAGCTATCTCGTCTATTAGTGTTATTTTGATTTCAGACTTAACCATAACTGTTGGCGTATTAGAATTAGCTCCCCATAAAACTGAGGAACCTTCAAACAATTTAATTTCTTGTATTTCGTTATACCCAGACTTAGCTTGAGACTTTACAGTCTGGAATCCAATGCTATGTTCTGTGATATGACCTTCTTTATACAACTCGTAAGTATCTCTACCTAAAGTTGTATTTGGCATCTTAACGATTGCCTTTAAACCAAACGCATCTTCCACCAATTCTTTTGGCTTAGATACTGGTTTGTCTGTAGAGTGGTTAAACAAGTGCCAGATTCTATTCTTGCCTTGTGGACCATTCTCTTTAATAGACTTAGTAAATGAGCCTGGCATAATTATATCGCCATCGCTATCTACATTTCCAAACGCAGAATAGTAAACTTCAATAGTTCTTGTGTCATCAGCCATATCGACTGGAACACCACTAACTGCTTTCTTGTTATAAAAATTACTCATATATATTTGTTTAAGCAATAAACACCGTACAACATCTACAGTTACAATTATTCATTGCACCTCCGTTTGCATCATGTGCGTATTGCATCTCAATTACTCCTCTTTCTGGCGTATTAACCATGAACGGTTGATTAACTGGTATTCTGACTCCGCCTCTATCTGGATTAGTTTTCACATCCAAACTTCTGTGCCAATCTCGATACCTATTATTCTTAGCAGGATAATCTGCTGCCACCCATTGCTTGAGCAAAGGTATGTTAACAAAATTAACTGCTCCCATCATACCAGCACTTAGTGCTTGATGAGATTCCGTTCTAGCAATCAGCAGACTCCTTGCGTTGTTAATTTTACCTTCTTGTAGGTTTTTAATCGCAAGTGAATTAACCTCGTTAAGACTCAAGTTATTTTTTTGTCCGTATCTAATAGAGCCGTTCAATATTCTTGTAATCTCATTCTTGGTAGTATTTTCAATTCCGTACATTTTAGTTCCGCTATAGGTTGTCCAATAAGACAACATAAAAGCTAACCATTCATCCATAATGTTCAGAGGGTCTAAATCTACTGATTCGTCTTTTTTATACTTGTCAAATATCTTTTCGTACCTCATAGCAGTATAACCGCCAGTGGTCTCGTACAAAGTTCGTAAAATATTATTAATATTCTTTCCGTCAAATAATGCGTTCTGATTATTGATAGTTTGTTGTGCTCCATAATCCTTAACCAACTGAGCAGCTCTGTCAAAATCAGATTGTAAAGCAGCCAATATTTTAGGCTGATACTCTCTAACTGATTTCCTTGCAATCTTTTGCTGCAAAGCAAACTGCTGAGAAGCTGTGACTATTTTAGCCATTA